AGGAGAAAAGAATGAGTAAAATTGTAATAGTACCAAGTATGTTGGATTTATCACAAATAATCTTTAAGCATCAGGAGGGTGATGATGAAATCAGAGACTTTCTCGTACTTGATACACTACCACAAGCTAAGAAAGCACTTCAAAAAATCTTTGAAGAAAGGCTGGAAGAAATCCAACATCTTAAACTACGGGACTTGACATGACTAAATTATATGAAGTACCTAGAAAAACTTGGGTAGAATCAGAGGACGGTCATCGCTTCTTCTTCGATCATATTGATGGTATGTACTCCTACTGCAAAGAGGTGGGTGGTGGCATCAGTCATTATGTAGCGTGGATGGATGTTAAGATTAGTGAGGACCAAAATGTCGGGAAGGTGTAAGGCTTGTAATGTTATCCTGACAGAGCAGGAAATGTGCTCAACCTATTCAGGTACAATTGAATATCTTGATCTTTGTTTTAAATGCCTGTCGTTAGGTGAGGAAGGTGAGGACGACTTTGATGACCTATTTGAAGAGGAGCAACATGAAGAATGAGCCATGTAGTCAAGCACGAGACATGCCCAAGGTGTGCAGCAAATGGTAGAGACAGGACTGGTGATAACCTTGCTATTTACGATGATGGCGGTAGTTATTGTTTTTCTTGTGGTTATTTCCAATCGGCTAAGGGTTTCCAATCTATTAGCAGAGAGGCAACTGGAACTGCAAAAACGCTTACTATTCCATATGACTGTACAGACAGAATACCTGATGTCGGAAGAAGATTCCTTGCTAGATATTCCATTGGGGAATATGACCTTGCATTAAATAACATACTCTGGTCTGATTACTACCAACGTCTTATCTTCCCTGTTCTTATCGAGGGGGAGTTATTGGCATGGCAAGGTAGATATTTAGGAGATGAGCCTAAGAAAGCTAAATGGTTTACACAAGGGGAAATAGACAAGATTACCTATATATTAGGGAATCCTTATATAGAAGACCTTATTCTAGTTGAGGATATACTGTCAGCTATCAAGATTAGTACCACAGGAATACATAGAGCAATGCCTATTTTTGGTAGTCATATCTCAGCTAAACGCCTCTTGACAATTAAACGATTTTGTGGTATGGAAATCACCATCTGGTTGGACAGAGATAAGGCAAAAGAAGCAGTAGGCTTTGCCTATTTAGCACGGAATTTGGGGCTGAAAGCAAGGACGGTCATTACTGAAAAAGACCCAAAAGAGTATTCTAAGCAGGAGATTATAGAAATACTTGACAAGTAGGGAAAAGCATGTTATAATATATGTATAATAGTATTAATAATATATAGTATTATATTAATATATATATATATATAAGGAGATAAATATAATTAAATTAATAAAACCTCTGCTTAACCATCAACATTTTGTTCATTATAGTGAGTTTATCTCCGATCTCCTGTCTGAGAACAAAGAGCTATCCTTATTATTTACTTTCCTAGATAAACTCCATGACAAGTATCAACGAGACATTACATTTGAGGAATTCAGTTTGTATGTCCTGTTTAACTGTCAGGAAAAGGACAAAGCAACGTTAGAGGCAATACTGTTGGGGTTACAGGAAGTTGATGGGTCTTCAGATATCATTGAGGATTTGCTTGTAGATGCAAAGAACAAACAGAGTGCTTACCAGTTAGCCCTAGCCGCGCTAGAGGCATCTGAAGGACGCAAACCGTTTGATGACTTGCTGCTGCTTACTAAACAATTTAACTCGGAGGATTTTACCCTTGTTGAAGAAGATGTATTCGTAACTCATAACCTACATGAACTGTATGAGAATGGACAAAGCAATCAAGGACTCCGCTGGAGGCTTAAAGCTCTCAACAACTCTCTCGGTTCGCTCCGCAAGGGAAACTTTGGATTCCTTTTTGCGAGGCCGGAGACTGGAAAGACAACATTCCTTGCGTCGGAGGTGTCCTACTTTGCACAACAGGCTAAGGCAATGGGACTCGGCCCAGTCCTATGGTTTAACAATGAGCAGGAAGGGAAAGAGGTCTCTCTGCGAATAATGCAAGCAGCGCTTGGGCTAACTCTAACTGATTTATATTCGGATAGGGAGAAGCATAATGACTTGTATGAGGATATGATCGGTGACCACATTCTGTTGGTAGACTCTGCTGCTATCCACAGACGCTTTGTTGAGAAGTTATGTGAGCAACACAAACCCTCGCTTGTCCTGTTCGATCAGCTTGATAAGGTAAAGGGATTCTCTGGTGACTTGCGAGATGATCTGCGCCTTGGTGAGATTTACATTTGGGCACGTGAGTTAGCAAAGGCCTACTGCCCTGTAATAGGTGTCAGTCAGTCCGATGCATCAGGTGAAGGAAAGAAGTGGCTGAACATGGATAACGTAGCCAATGCCAAGACTGCCAAACAAGCGGAAGCAGATTGGATTCTAGGTATTGGGCGTACTCATGATACAGTAGATGAATATACTCGTTACTTCTGCATCAGTAAGAACAAGCTCTTAGGGGATATGGACACTGATCCTACGTTACGGCATGGTAAGTTTGCTGTTAGAATCCTGCCAGATATAGCTAGATATGGAGATATTGAATGATTACACAGACGGAGGCTATGCTTGTTGCTAAGTGTATTAGGAACACTGTGATGGCTCCAACTACAAAAGCGAGGTTTGTAAAAGAACTAGTTAAAATCTTTAAGCTTAATAGTCCTTGGTTTAAGGATAAGACATTTACAAAGTTAGCACTACTTGGTACAGCACCTGATGGTGGCACTCAGTATCACATGGATAACATGGAGAAGAAACTAAATGAAGTATGATATCCCTATTAACATTTCTATTGCCGCACCTAACGAACAACGTGCAGTAAATGAGGTGTTTGATTTCCTACGGAAGGCGTATAATGAGTTTGGACCAGAGCACTGTGTCACAAATTGGGAATACTTTGAATTCATTACTGAAGAGAGTGGTAACACTGGATGTGGAGACTACAACCCAACACAAGGGGGATGTGCATGCCCTACAGACAAAGTTAGTGACTATTCAGGTAAAGGTGAATGATGAGAAGCCACTCATCTATACAAATGAAAATTTTAGAGACTGTATTCCTGTCCTCGCTAGTGCTTCCTGTATTGTTGGTACTAATCTTAAGTTTGATCTGGCTTGGGTATGGTCTATTCTCAATTGGAAGCCCACTACCATTTGGGACTTACAAATAGCAGAGTTCCTGTTCAGCAAGCAGATGTGGAAGTACCCCGATCTCAATACCATGTGTTTGAACTATGGTCTGGAAACAAAACTAGACATTGTCAAGACAGAATACTGGGAGAAGGGTATAGACACTGACGCAATTCCTATTGAAATTCTCTCAGAATACGGTGCACATGACTGCAACCTTACCTATGAGGTATTTAAACGTCAGGTAGAGCGATTCTGTGGGTCTGAGGGGCATATGTTCAAGCTGTTTAGGGTGCAATGTAATGACCTATTAGTGCTCTTGGAGATGGAGAATAACGGAATTGTGTATAACTCCGAGAAATCCATTGCCTTTTCCAAGGATTTGGAAGACAGGATGAAGGAAGTAGAGGGGCAGGTATATCAATTCACTCGTGGAGTACCTGTGAATCTTGGTAGCCCTGAGCAGATATCAAAGCTCCTGTATGGTGGGCAACTGACAGTGAAGACACGTATACCCAATGGTGTATATAAGACTGGGGCTAAAACAGGCCAGATCAAGTATATGATTAAGGAGAATGTGTTTGAGTTCCCACGCTTGGTTGAGCCATTAAAAGGCACAGAGAAAGTAAAAGAAGGTATCTGGGCCACTGATATGGATACTTTGGTATCACTTAAGGCTACAAAGCTCACCAAGCACCTGATAGGCCTCTTGCTGGAGTGGTCTAAGCTGGAGAAGATGGTAACAACTTACCTGCTAGGACTACCAAAGAAGATAGAAAAGAATGATTGGCCTCCTAACATGCTTTTTAGCAGCCTGAATCAGTGTTTAGCGGTAACAGGGAGACTTAGTAGTTCCAATCCTAATCAGCAAAATTTCTGCAAGGAAGTTAAGAAATTCTGTGAGAGTAGGTATGATAATTAACGTCGATTCAAAAAGTTTGGAGTGGTGTACTTACTTGTTCCTGTCACAAGATCAAACAGGTATTAAGGAATGGGAGGGTGTTGTACTTGATCCATCTAAGAATGATATCCATACGGCGAATCAACTGGCGTTCAAACTTCCATCACGCCTGATAGCCAAGGTATTCCTGTTTAGATGGATTTATAGAGGATCAGCCTTTGCTTATAGCAAGGACCCTGACTTTACCCCTGTATCAAAGTCTGTGGAATTCTGGCAGAACGTAATTGATGTTTATTACGCCAAGTATCCTAAGTTGTACGATACCCACATGCGGTATATTAAGGAAGCCACACAAACGAGCAGGATCGTAAGCCCTTTTGGTAGGGAGTACGTGTTTAGTCAGTACAAAAACAAACGAGGAGAGATGCTGTGGTCTGAAAATGACATAACGAATTGGCCTAATCAAGGCTGCGGGGCAGATGTAATGGCAGTAGCCCGAATTGCTGCCTATCAACGTGTTAAACGGGCCGGACTGACAGGTAAATTAATCAGCACTGTTCACGATTCTATCGTAGCGGATGTACCCGCTAACGAAAAGGATGAATGGTGTGGTATTTTTAATGAAGTCTTTATTGACTTACCTGAATTAATCACTAAATCCTATGGTGTGGAGTGGAATGTACCTATGGTGGGTGAAGTTAGCTGTGGTCCAAACATGCTTGATCTAGAAGATGTTAAGTTCGCTTGACAAGATCACAAAAGAGTGGTATAATATTAGTATCAATAGGAGAAATATATGTCAAATTTACAGATTAAAGTAGTAGCTCTCGAAATCGTAACAGTACCAACAGCCAAGGGTTCATATCAGACAATTGATCTAACCTATCGTAATGTTACCTTTGAGAACAAGGTAGAGACGAAGAAGATCATGTCCTTTAACCACAAGGAGGTGTTCAATACACTGAAGGCAGCACAGGCTGGTGATGTTTATACTGTCAGTCGTGCCAAGAACGATAAAAATTATTGGGATTGGACTGCAATTGCTGCAGGTGATACTGCTCCTGCCGCCTCAGCCACTAGCGGTGGCTCTGGTGTTACTACAACCCCTGCCAAGAGCACCTTTGAGACGGCTGATGAACGAGCAAAGAAGCAGGTGTATATTGTGCGTCAGAGTTCGATCACTGCTGCTATCTCAGTTCTGAAGACTGACAAGAAGAATCCTACTGTGGAGGAGGTTATCAACGTAGCTAAGGAGTTTGAGTCTTATGTCTTTGACACTGGCAAGGTAACCCAACCAGCGGTTAAGGCTATTCCTGTACCAGTAGAAGACGACGACGTACCTATGTAATCAAAGGGGGAGGAAACTCCCCCTATTTTCTTTTGAAACCTATGCTAAGATTGTATGATTTTTACTGCAATAACTGCGAAAAGTTCTATGAGGCCCTTACTTCGGAAACTGCTAGTACGCTGTGTCCTCATTGTAATTCAACTAATACTGAAAGGCGCATCTCTGTTTCCCACTTCAAGGTCACAGGGCAAGGTGCCTACTCAACGAAAATGAAAGTATAATGAAAGTACTTGTTGATGCAGATATTGTAGCCTATCGCTGTGCTGCCACGGTTGATTCTACCATGGAGAAGGACGTAGCATTCTATCGCATGGATGTGCTCCTGCAACAGATTCTGGAAGCAACTGAGTCAGATTCACGCGAGTTATGGCTTACAGGGAGTGACAACTTCAGGAAGCAAGTTAATCCTGACTATAAAGCAAACCGAAAGGACACAGTTCCACCATGTTATCTACAAGACTGCCGTGAGTATTTGATTACTAACCACGGCGCTAAGGTATCACATGGATGTGAGGCTGATGATATGTTAGGGTTAGGTCAAACGGACGACACGATTATCGCTACCATTGACAAAGACCTACTAATGATCCCCGGTAAGCATTATAATTGGGTTAAGATGACTATTAGTGATGTGCCCTATCTCGATGGCTTGAAGCACTTCTACAAGCAGATGTTGATTGGTGATAGGTCTGATAACATCACAGGTGTTAATCGTGTAGGGCCAGTAAAGGCAGAGAAGTATATTACACCACTGGATAATGAACAGGACATGCTGGATGTGGTCTGTGAGCTTTACAACGATCCTAGTCGGTTTATTATGAATGCTGCTTGTCTCTGGATACAACAAAAAGAAGAAAAACAAACATGGATGACACACGCAAAACAAGTGGGCTTAACTTTAAACAGCGAATTACAACAAGAGGCGGAAGCGATGTTAAACTTTATGAAGTCTTTGAAGGAAACTACATAAACGGAGCATGGTATGAGAAAGACAGGGATGTATGGTATCCCTGCCAATGGACTTGGGAGGGCACATATGCCTCACGTTCATCTAGCCTTGACCTAATTAACCCAACTGTGCTACGTAGACGGAGATTACCGGATGCTTCCTGAAAAGACTTCCAAAAAGCATGTAGTGCAAGACAGCAGTGGGAAGAAGATCAAAGTAAGATCAAATCTGGAGGTTAAGCTCTCTGCTATATTAACAGATGCTGGTTGTCCTTGGGAATACGAAGTAACTAAAATCCCATATACAGTACCACAAACAGACCACAATTATACAGTAGATTTTACTGTTGGAAAAAAGCTGCTAATAGAGGGAAAGGGCTATCTTAGTGACTATGCTGAACGTAGGAAGTATGTGTTACTGAAAGAACAGCATCCTGACCTAGACTTGCGCTTTGTGTTTGACAATCCCAACAAATTATGTGGTGGGACCAAGATGACACATGCCAAGTGGGCAGAGAAATATGAGTTTACTTATTGTAGTATTAAAGATACGGAGACTATCCTGAAATGGGTTCAAGAGTCCTAGTAAAATTACGGTACTCAGACGGAACCGAGAAGATTGGTGTGTTTGAGACACAAAAAGAACTTGATTGGTTTATTCACAATGAGGGAGATCGTCTAGTAGAGGTCTCATATATCGACGATGACTGTTCATCTAATAATTCCTGACACACAGGCTAAGTATGGGGAAGACTTCACCTACCTAAATCGGATTGGTAGGTATATTGTAGAGAAAAAACCAGATGTAATCGTACATCTAGGTGACTTTACAGATATGGAGAGTCTGAGTAGTTATGATGTAGGTAAGAAGTCCTTTGAGGGTAAGCGCTATGTTAAAGACATTGAAGCGGCACAAGATGCGATGGAGTCGCTTATGGGGCCTATCAAGGAGTTTAATATTAGGGCGAAGAAGAACAAGGAGAAAGCCTACAAACCTCGAATGGTACTCACATTGGGGAACCATGAGCAGCGAATACTACGAGCAATTGAGAACGATCCGAAACTTGAAGGATTGATTAAATATGAAGACCTTCCGTACCAAGATTGGGAAGTACATGATTTTCTATCCCCTGTATTTATTGATGGGGTTGCTTACAGTCATTATTTTCCTACCGGCGTTCTGGGTCGCCCTGCTTCTAGTGCTTCCGCTATGGTTAGCAAGCTACATATGTCGTGCATTGCCGGTCATCAGCAAGGTCGCCAAGTCGCCTATGGAAAGCGCCCAGATGGTTCTACCATTACCTGTATCATCACAGGTAGCTGTTACGAACACGATGAAGGATACCTAGATCATCAGAGCAATAAGCACTGGCGTGGTATCGTCATGCTACACGAGGTTGGAAATGGCTCCTTTGATGAGATGTTTGTAAGTCTTAATTACCTAAGAAAGAGATATAATGGAAAAGAAATCTAAAAAAGTCATTACTGTGAGACTAACAGAAGATAAAATTATTGAGTTGTGGAGTGCTACAGGTATTCTTTTACATGGAACATTTGAGACTTTAGCAGATAGGTTGTATGTATATAAACAACTGTTTGAGGATGACCAATCTTGGTATCATGCACGGAATACTATAGAGGATTTTCATTATCTGTTAGAAAATAAATTACCTGATGACTTTGCCAAGGAAATGGTATGAAAAGTCCTGAGCACTATCAAGACACCCTACTTATGGACTTGCTGATTGTTAAACAGGTTCCGTTCACAGAGGGAAACATAATGAAGTATGTATATCGTTGGCGGGAGAAGGATGGTGTGCGTGATCTGTACAAAGCACGAGACTATCTAAATGCCCTGATTGCTTTTGAAGAGTTGAGGATGCCAATTGCCGATTGATATTGACACACTGGATGCTGAGGCTATCAAGAAGTTACGCCCGATTATGGTCGGTCATGATAACTCCATGCTCTATGATGGTCTCCGCTCTTGTATGCAGCGTAACGCTGAACTACAACAGGCCTTGCTGGATTCAGCAGAGATGATTGAACGCTTAACAAGGGAACTAAGTGAAAATCGAGCTATTACAGATAACACCCGATGCTGCTAACTTTATTGGTTCTTGCTCTGCTATCTGTTATAACAGTGCTGATAGCAGAGAGTCTAATATTAAGAGAGCCGTTGCTTGCAAAGAAAAAGGCCACCTTGCTACATTACGTTTTGCCCACGCAACTTTTCATATCTCTGGCATTAGTCGTATATGTAGTCATCAAATGGTCAGGTCAAAGCATTTAGACTTCCTACAGCGATCACAGAGGTATTGTAAAGAGGACTTAGCCTACCAAGTTTATCCTAAATCTAAGGTAGGTTCTATTTTTGAGGAAGCGTATGAAGCCTCTATGCAGTATTATAAAGAGCTACTAGAGCTTGGAGTCAAGAAAGAGGATGCACGATTTGTGCTCCCAGAAGCAACCCAAACTGAACTTATTGTTACAGGAAACTTCCAAGCATGGTTGGATTTCATTAGACTTAGAGCAGATACACATGCCCAATGGGAGATTCGACAAGTGGCTAAGGAAATCAATAATAGTCTTGCTGTAGAAACAAACAACACTATATTTACATGGATGCCATAATGAGTCTACTACTTACTACACTACTCTCTGCCCTACTACCTGTAGGTGTAGAGGGTATCAAACAACTAATCGTTAACAAAGCTGGTGGTATTAAACCAACTACTATTGAGGATCAACTTAAACTCGATGAACAAGATATCAAACGGATGCAAGTGGTTGCTGCGCTGGATAACCCCGGCGGCACACCATCCCAGTGGGTTATCGATCTTCGCGGCAGTGCTCGGTATCTTGCTGCTGGTTTTGTTATTGTGGGTGGTCTTGGGACAGCCCTTGTACCTGATCTGGATGTTAGTGTCAAGTTTACCGCACTAGAGGCTGCTAACATCGCATTTGGCTTCCTGTTCGGAACACGTATTGTTTCTAACTTCAAAAAATGACACTAACTTTCCTAGAGCTAAAAGAACGTCTAGCTCGTTGGGATGAAATCGACTTGATCGAGAGGCTGGGAATTACTTCTGCAGATATTGTAGATAAGTTTGAAGACTTAATTGATGAGAAGTTTGATACCCTAATGCATGATGAAGACGATGACGAATTCAACGAAGAAGCGGTCTCTGACTGATAGACTTGAGCATAAAGCCAACATCTATAAAAAGCAAGAACAACAACGAGCAAAACAAGTACAACAACAAAAAGAACTGAAAGATTTTAATGCAAATCCAAAGATTCAAGAACTCATTTTCAGAGAACATTTTCCGACAAAAATACGCCCAAGGGACGACTGATACATGGGATGCCCTAGCAGAGCGTGTGGTGGAGGATGTGTGTGGTTCTAGGTGGGGAAAAGATAGGCCATTAATGGCAGAGGATGAGCGTAAACAACTGGCAGAATATATTAAGGAAATGAAGTTTATTCCCGGTGGTCGTTACCTTTGGTACTCAGGGCGAGGGAGTAGTTTCTTTAATAATTGCTTCTTGCTACGTGCAGAGGAGGATACGAGGGAAGAATGGGCAGAGCTAACGAAGAGGTCAGTCAGTTGTCTAATGACTGGAGGTGGCATTGGAATCGACTACAGCAGACTACGTCCGGAGGGGAAGCCGTTGAGTCGTACAGGTGGCTTGTCGAGTGGTCCGATACCCCTGATGCAAATGATAAACGAAGTTGGACGGGGAGTAATGCAAGGTGGCTCAAGGAGATCAGCGATCTATGCCAGTCTAAATTGGCTCCACGAGGATATCCCCACATTCCTGAAGGCTAAAAACTGGTCAGACGAGATCAAAGTAATGAAGAATAAAGACTTCAACTTTGCTGCTCCTCTGGACATGACTAACATCTCTGTTAATTATGATGATAAGTGGCTGTATAATGCAGACCGGGCTAATCTAAATACTTTTCAAGAGAATTGCCGACAGGCTATGATGACAGGTGAGCCGGGCTTTAGTTTTAACTTTGGAGATAAACAGGATGAAACACTCCGAAATGCCTGTACTGAGGTTACATCAGCGGATGATTCTGATGTTTGTAATCTTGGGAGTATCAATATTGGCAATATTGAGTCTTTTCAGGAGTTCCAAGATGTCGTTTCCTTGGCTTCAAAGTTCCTCGTCTGCGGCACACTTAGAGCCGATCTACCATATGACAAGGTCTATAAGGTTCGGGAGAAAAACCGTCGTCTTGGCCTTGGACTCATGGGTATCCATGCATGGCTCCTTAAGCGAGGGGCAAGTTACGAGGTTACTCCAGAACTAAAACAATGGCTACAGGTATATAAAGATGAATCTGAACGAGCAGCAAATGAACACTGTGAGCGTCTATACATCTCACGTCCAGTCGCTTATCGAGCAATTGCCCCCACAGGAAGCATTGGAATTCTTGCAGGGACAACTACTGGCATCGAACCACTGTTTGCAGTGGCTTACAAACGCCGTTACCTCGTTGAAGGCACAAAGTGGAAATACGAGTACGTCGTAGATAGTACGGCAGACCAACTTATCAAGGAGTACGGACTAGACCCAAGCAAGATTGATACTGCCTATGGCCTAAGTCATAACTATGAGCAGCGAATCAAGTTCCAAGCAGACATTCAAGATTA